AAAAATGTGCAATGGAATGTGGAACTAAATGAAATCTTGCGTACTACACGTTAAAGACGAAGTTAACGTCAAAATAGAAGGCCTGGACTTAGATACACGGCGCAAGCTTAATAAAAAATTTAAGTTTGAAATTCCTGGTGCTCGTTTCATGCCATCTGTGCGATTGGGGCGTTGGGACGGCAAAATAGCATTTTTCCAATTGGGCGGCGATACTCATATTAATTTGCTTCCAGAAATATTGCCTATATTGCAAAGTGACGGTTATAATGTAAATCTTAACGATGCCCGCGATTACCAAGTAGATTATAACTTAACTTCTGTAGATCAAGACAGTTATAGTAACAAAGTATGGCCTATAGGACACCCAATAGCAGGTGAACCTATAGTACTTCGTGATTATCAAGTAGATGTTATTAACAACTTTATTGAAAATTCACAGTGTTTACAAGAAGTAGCAACTGGAGCGGGAAAAACTCTAATAACTGCCGTATTAAGTCACAAATGCGAAGAGCACGGCCGCACAATTGTTATTGTACCCAATAAAAGCCTTGTAATACAGACAGAGGATGACTACATTAACTTAGGCCTAGATGTGGGTGTATTTTATGGTGATCGTAAAGAATTTGGTTGCAAGCACACTATTTGTACATGGCAAAGCTTAAACATACTACTTAAAAATACTAAGAACCAACAAGCGCCAATTACTATACAAGAATTTTTAGAGGATGTTGTATGTGTAATAGTTGACGAAGTACACCAGGCAAAAGCAGAGGCGTTAAAATCGTTATTAACCGGTGTAATGAGCCGAATACCTATGCGTTGGGGACTGACAGGTACAATACCAAAGGAAGATTTTGAACGTATAAGTTTATTGTGTAGCCTTGGCCCTGTTGTTAATCGAATATCAGCAAAAGAGCTACAAGATAAAGGAGTTCTTGCAAATTGTGAAGTAAAGGTGTTACAATTAATAGACTTAGTTGAATATAAGAATTATCAAAGCGAGCTTAAATACTTACTATTACAAGAAGACAGGCTTAATTATATTGCAGAATTAATTAACCAGATTAAAAATAGCGGTAACACATTAGTATTAGTAAATAGAATTAATGCAGGAAAAGAATTACAAACGCGGATTTCGAGCTCCGTTTTTATCTCGGGTAGCACAAAGACACAAGAGCGTCGGGATCATTATGACGAGGTGGCTATTAGCTCCAATAAAGTTATTATTGCGACTTATGGCGTTGCCAGTGTTGGTATTAATATTCCTCGTATATTTAATCTTGTATTATTGGAACCAGGGAAAAGTTTCATCAGAGTTATCCAAAGCATCGGAAGAGGCATTAGAAAAGCCGAGGATAAAAACTTCGTGCAGATATGGGATATCACCTCTACATGCAGGTTCGCGAAGAGGCATCTTACGAAAAGAAAAAATTTTTACAGGGAGGCGGCATACCCATTTACTGTCGAAAAAATAGATTGGAAATAATAAGGAGAAGAAAATTCGAATACTTACATTAGAAAACACAGCGTTCGAAATGAATGAGATTCCGGAGGAGGTAGATGATTTGCGTTTTGCTATACTAGATAATAGTGATCCTAGCAATCCGGACCATTTTTTTATACCGTTAATTTTCCTAGAAAGTTTTAATAGTCCGGCGTTAGTTTTAAATATTGCTGGTCATATAATTCGGTTACCCGTTGATTGGAAAATACTGGCAGGAGAAAAAGAAGTAGGTGATTTAGAAATGATTGACGTAAGTAGTCTTAATGAAAGAGGATTTAAAGCGTTTAGCTTTAATCCTATTAGTAGTTACCTACCAGAATATTTACCTATTAATCTTGTCGATCTTTATAGTGATGTTAAGTGGTTTTTTCCGAAGCTTAAACAAGGCCAAATTTTAGCTATTCCACTTGAACTAGGAGAAAAGCCAAAAGTTGTGTACGCTGCGAAAGAAATTAATAAGCAAAATGAAGTTGTAGATATTACTAAAGCATGGTAAAATATAATGTATAGACCTTTGCCCGACGGGCTTACTATAACTAAGAGTGGTATTGATGGATTAGGTGTAGTAGCAACAAAAGATTTTAAAGCAAACACAATTTTGGGTATTGCACACGTTTCTAATAAAAATTTTCCTCATGGTTATATACGAACAGCATTAGGTGCGTTTTATAATCACTCGGACGACCCAAACTGTATTGTGTTAAATGGATACTGGCATCAAATACCAGTAAAATATTTGTCAACAAGTTGTGATATAAAAGCAGGTGACGAACTTACAGCAACGTATAGTTTGTATACTGTTGACGAGTTTTCATGGGAATAAAATTACCACTTAATACAATACTTGGTGCTCTTGACAATAAGGACATGAGTTTTTATGATAGGCTTACGCATGATCAGCAAAAGCAATTAAGCCCATTCTTATTAAACAGATACATGAGCATAGTAAAAGGTAGTAAAGATTTAGCTTCTTACTACTTGTTAGCAACAAATCAAAACGTTAATATTATGTACTTTGATTTAGCTAAACATCCAAAATTAATATGGCAATTGTTATGTACAGTAAGCCCGGGCATGGGAAAGCATTTCCACCAATGGGTTGGTTTCAAGAAAAAAAATGCCAGTAAAAACAATAATACAAAATTATTAGCAAAATTATATCCGCTACGTAAAAAAGATGAAATAGAATTCTTGGCCAGCATAACAACTAAACAAGAAATTAAGAAGTTGTTAGAGGAACACGGTATTACAGAAAAAGATATATTGTGAATCAATTACGAGATGTTATTATTAATGCTATAACTAATAATAGTATGGAGCAAAAAGAGTATAAATGCAGGTACTGTAATAAAAGTTTTCGTAAAGAAAGTACTTTAGCAGCACATATATGTGAACCAAAACGTAGAGCACAACAAGAAAGTGAGGTAAGTGTACAATTAGGCTTGCAAGCTTATTTGCGTTTTTATGAATTAACGCAAGGAAGTGCAAAGTTTAAAAATTACCAAGACTTTTCAGAATCACCATATTATAATGCGTTCGTTAAGTTTGGTAGACACCTAGTTAACATACGTGCTATCAATGTTAGTGGATTTATCAACCACGTAATAGAAAGTAATAAAAAATTAGACTACTGGTGCAAAGATAGTATCTATGAAGAATTTTTATTTAATTATTTGCGTAAAGAAAATGCACAGGACGCATTAGAGCGCAGTATTAAGACAATGGAAGATTGGGCAGAAGAAAACAATAGTGTGTTTGCTCATTACTTTCTTTACGGCAATACTAATCGCATAGTTCAGCATATCACAACAGGCCGAATAAGCACCTGGGTAGTATATAATTGTGAGTCTGGCATTGCAATGCTAGATAAATTAAGTCCGGAGCAAGTTGAATTGGTTTTTTCTTATATTGACCCAGGTTTTTGGAAACGTAAATTTGTGGATTATTATGCTGATACAGAATGGACTAAACAATTACTTCTCGAGGCAGGGTTATAATGATAATACTAGTGATGGGTTTACCAGGCGCAGGTAAAACCTATCTAGCTAAGAGATTGAAAGCTAAACTATCATGCGCTTATTATAACGCTAATTATGTAAGGCGTTATTCCAATGATTTTGATTTTTCTCTAAGAGGCAGGCTATTTCAAGCAACACGCATGAGAAGGTTAGCTGTTGCTGAACTCGAGCAAAGCAATATAGTAATTTGTGATTTTATTTGTCCTACTCGTCGAACACGTGAAATATTTAAGCCAGACATGTTAATCTGGCTTGACACAGTTAAAGAATCACCATATGATGATACAAACAAAATGTTTGAATCGCCCGAGAAGAGTGAGTGTGATTATATTATTAGTATAAAAAATGGAGATTATTTTAGCAATGTTATCGCTCATCATATATTAAATGGAGACTTTAATGCCTTACCAGGGTAAGAAGTTACTATGATTAACTTACCAGACATTGACATGGACTTTGGCAATCGTTCTCAAATTTTGGAATTGTTAGATGGCACACCTGCGCGGTTAAAGAATGGGCAAAAACACACAACAGGCATGTACTTTACCGATATACCTAAGGCCAATGACAGCATCGCCACCCTGGAACACAACGAGGCAGCTTTATTAGGCTACTTTAAATTAGATTTACTAAATGTGAGCGTATACGAACATATACGCAACGAAGAACATCTGGTAGAGCTAATGACAACAGAGCCGTCGTGGAGCAGACTTTGGAACGACAAAGAGTTTTGTGAGAAAGTTATTCATATTAATAATCATTATAAGTTAATTTGCAGTATGAAACCAGATAGTATTCCACGTATGGCAATGTTTCTTGCTATAATGCGTCCAGGTAAAGCACATTTACGCAATAAGCCATGGGCAGAAATTGCTGAAACGGTATGGGATCGTAACGTTGATGGTTACACATTTAGGAAGAGTCACGCTGTAGCATACGCACATTTAGTGGTTGTACACATCAACTTGCTCACTTAACTTTTTTAACTAGCTGAATGTTACGGCGCTTGCTTCTCTTTCTTGATAATTCTTGTATGCTAACACTAGG